TATATTTCCTCTGCTTCCAGTTTCAGATAAAGCATCTATAGGTTGGATGTAATTATCTACAATAGATTGATCATACCTAACGCCAGTTTTTATTGTCTCACCAAGATGAATCATTCCTTCAGCAGAAAGGTCAATCTGATGTCTTAGGTCTGCCATAACGTCAGCAAAGTGTTGTAAGTTTTTAAGGTTAGATTCGGGTATCCCCATATGAGATGCCTGTTGATTAAATTCAGCCAACACTTCATTGACACCCTTGCTACTACCTGCAACTTCTTTAAGTCTATCCCTTGCAGTTTCCAATGCCCTATTAATTTTCCCACTGGGTTCCAAGGTTGTTCCAACCCCACCTAAAGCCTCATTAGAAGCATCAAGTTGTTCAGCAGATAATTTAGAACCCAGTGAAAGAGAATCAAGTAAACCTATTGTTTCAGATAATCCTTCATGAAGGTTACCTACTGTAGTACCCAGAGTTCCCATTCCGCCATTAAAATCCATTGCTGTTTCTAACGCTGTAACATATTCATCCCTTAAAGTAGATAATGAGACATTATGTTCATCAACAACCTTCATTACATCCCTAACGGTGACATCAGTCATTGCAGATGTTTCATTTAACATGAACAAAGCATTTGCCGCCATATCACCAAAGGCTTTAAAGCTCCTGCCTTGTTGATCTACGAAACTAACAATATCTCCTCCATCTCTCATATATTTCACAGTAGTTTGCAACATGGCATCCATAGCTTCTTCAGCTTCCATGTTCCCTGCGGTAGCCACTAACCAAGCATTTCTAGCTACAGCTAATGCTTTATTTGTAGGTTCTATACCATTGGTCAAGAGAGTTGCTTGTGCTTTATTAAGGGCATTAATTAAAGAAAGCTCATGCTCTTGTTTTAATGACAAATCCTCAACAGCTTTCGTTGATCTTTGAGTGGCAATCTCAGAAGCATGGATGCTTCCAGTAGCTAAAAAGAATGCTCCTCCAAATTTCTTTATTTGTTTCTCTTCTAGATTCTTAATGACAGATTTAGTTGCTTTAACCAATCCAACCATTCCAACTGTTGCTGCGGCTATACCAAGAGATATAGGCAAGAAGCCTGAGAACTGCAAGAAGATCAAGCTAAAGGCTAATCCCATAACATCCCCATTTAAAGCACTCATTCCTAACATAGCACCTTGAGCGGCAGATGAAAGTTTTCTTATTCCTACTTGGGCCCCTACGCTAGACCCCTGCATAAAGACCATTCTTTGACTTGTCTTTGCTACTTCAGCTCCTAGGCGTTGCATCTCAACAATTTGCCTTCTGATATTTTGAACGACTTGTTCTCCAAGAATCTTACGTTGAGCCTGAGTAGAGATTAATTTTTCTAAAGATGCTCTTTGCTTATAAACACCTGCTGTATTAAGTCCTGCCTGTATTCCAAGATCCTTTTGGATATTGAGCATCCCTTGACCGCTTTCAAGGGATTTATCGGCTGTAGCCTGTAGCCTCTCTTCAGCCCTTCTCCTAGCCGCTCTCCTCTTTCTGGCATTCGCGTTTCTCTTTTGACGTTTTTGCTCTTTCTTCTTTTCTTCAGCATTCTCAACTTTTTCTGATTTTTTTCTAGCTTCTTCTTCTGCTTTTAATTGAGCATCCTGTTCTGCTTGTACAGTTGCCCTATGATCTAATATAGCTTTACGTCTTCTATCTCGATTAGCAGTAATTCTTTCACGCCAAGCATCTTCTTCTTCTTTTCGCCTTTTAACAACCTCTCTTCCAACATCTGAGGGTAAAGATGTACCATAAAGTGCTTTTGCAGACTTATATCTATTACCTTTAGCATCCCCTTCTAATATTGCTTTTCTAGCCTCTGCAGAAGCTACCTTTGGCCCAAGGTCAGCTACACTCTTTCCAGTAGCTCTACTGAGAACGAGCATATACTCTTTTGTTTTAGCAATTAACTGATCGTATTGCTTAATAGCGGCTTTAGAGTTGAGTGATATATCAACTCTTGCACCCGATCCACCACTCGGTGTTGTCATTAAAGTCTCCTATTAACTAGGTTTTGAAGTGTATCTTCCTGTAGCTACATCTCTATATTGAGCATAGCTTTTGCCACTTGCTCGTTTCGCAAATTCTTGTATTACGCCTTCAACAATACGCTCAAGTAAATCAGCTAGATGGTGATTGAGGATTGCTGATAACCGATTCGTAGGAACTTGATAACTATCATCCTCCCATAAGTTTCCTTTCATTAATGGGGGATTAGCAGGTTGGGTTCCACCCTCTGCAATCCTATTCGCTATTGCTGACCATGCAGATTTTGGAATACCGCTTTTTTCAGCCCATTCAAATATTGCTGTTCTAAAAGCCCCACGTTCATAATCACCTGTATCAATTGCTCTAGCTGTCTGATCTCCATGAGGAACTGTAATATTCTCTGTTCTACTTATTCCTCGACTAGGGCTGAGTGGAGCCATTCTTCCTGTTTCTCGGTCTAAACTCATCCTTACAGGTTTATCCGTACTTGTTCCAAACTTTTTAGATATTGCCCCTTGATTGAACCAACCTTCTTCTTCAGTATAGTTTTGTTCTGTAAACCACTTTCTTCCACCTTCAGTCCCTTCCATGCCACCTCTCCATGATGACATACCAGAACCCATTGTTGACCTAAAGCCTTCTTTTTTAATTCTTCTCTTTACCTCTTCATTAACATAACCTGCATTGTTAGAAGCAGGTGTAGACTCAGCTTCCATCTTGGCTACATCAAGTCCATGTTGATTGCCATGATCAAGCAAAAATACTTTATTCCATATTCCGCTTGTATGCATTGCAGGGGAAGCATTTAAAGACATGTCTTCGGGATTCGGCATCCAAGTAATTGATGCAGTATTATCTGTAACGGTTATATCAAAACTGTCAGGTCTTAGAGAATTACCAAGATCACCAAAAGTTTCCATGGTTGTCCTAAACGTTTTGCTTTGAGGTGTTTCTTCATAAACTCGTAGTAACTGTTTAGACATGTCATCCGTTATCTTCTTTAAAGCTGTATTGATCTTATCTGCAGAAGCTAATTGCTTATATATAGCACTTCTAAGAGTGCTTACATTTTCACTGGCTACAATTTGTACACTAAACATTATCTTCTTCTTCCTCTTCTTGAGGGTCTCTTAGGAGACTGTATTGATCTTGCCCTTGCTCTCTGAGAAGCAACTTTTTCTCCTGCACTTTTAGCACTTGCCCATTCTCTATATCTAAGTACATCCCATGCCGTAGCATTTTCCCTGACATCCCATGCACTTGTTCCTATTTGATCTGCCAATACAATATCCCACATTTCTGTAGGAATTTCCCCTCCTGTAGAGGAAGTAAATCCAATTAGGAGGGAACGTCTAAATTTTCAACTGAATCTGTAAGTTCTGTGTCATCTGCTGTCATTTGTTCAACTAAAAAAGTAACAACCATATTAGGTAACTTACCTATAGACTCCTGATCTACAGATGGTATAGGAAGAACACTTCCCCCATCTTCTGCAGGTAAATTCCAGTCTATAACTAATGTGCTAAACAATTGATCAATATATTCAACTTCAGGAATTTCCTCATCTCTCTGATCCCCAAACAACCTCTTAACATCCTCAAATTTCATTCCACCCATTAAATGGAACTCACACCAATACTCAGGACTTCCTACTTCTTCTAATGTAATTTTCTTTTTAGATGCTGGATATGGCATTAAGCAAACCCTCTCTCAATTTCTTTAATATAAAATTTCCATCTACAAAATATATGATTGCAGTTGGGACTCCCCTTAAACTCTTTATTTCAATTCTCTCTACTTGAAATAAATTCCCCTCTAAGTTTAATACAGATAAAACACCTCCTTCTCTTTTACTACATAAATCCTTAACTCTATCAACAACTTCTTCTTCCCAATAATACTGCTGACCATCTCGTTCTAATGGTGGCAATAGTCCCCTCTCCCTCCAGTAACCAAGAGTTCGTTTGTTTACTTGATAACCTTCATCCTCTAACTCCGCTAACACTTCTGCTTGAGTTACCATGCTTACACCTTTACTGTAACCTTTAACCAAACAAGGCAATGATCGTCATCATTACCTTGCGGAGAGAGAGAGAACTATGAATAATCGGGGCCAGTTGTACCGTCTACACCCATTTCATGGATTAGAACTTCAACAGGAGTAACCCCTGATAAGTTCGTAGAAGTAGTGAAAGTATCACCTGATGGTATAACTGCAACACCTACACCGTTAGCCAAGCCTCGACCTGATAGGGCTACAGTGGCATAAGAACCACTTGTATCTATTTCTAGGGCATCTTCCATAATTGTTGAATTTGCCATACCTATTACAAATGCCCTGTTTGTTGCGGCTGTAACAGAAGCCGCACCCATACTAAGAGCTAACTGCGTATTACCTTTAGTATTAGCCCTAAAAGCAGATAATTGAGTTGCATCTTCTATGTCGCATACAACACTAAATGTAACTTCCAATGGGCCAAGATATAAATCTGAATAGTCTTGCGAGTTACCTGCAGAAAATATCGGAGTAGCTTCTCTGGAGAATGTAACATCCCAAGAAATTATATTAGTAACAGTTGTGCCTACAATTTTATTAGGCCAAGTTGAAACTGATATGTTTTCCCAACCTCTTTGTAAATCTTCACTTGTAGTAGAAAGTAAAAAGTCAGCTTGGTTTTGCATATCAATTGTAGTAGAAGTTCTTCCAGTTAAAGATGTGCTACACGTTACAAAACCTTCTCCCGAATTAGCAGAGATAGTTAACTCATTAACCCTACAGCCAATATACTCGACATCTGTTGCCTCAGAGTTTTGTGCAAGTATTTTTCTTGCAACAGTTAAATACTCTTTACTACTACCTAATCGGAATTGATTTTTCCAATTGCTTGTACTAGCTATTCTAGTTTGCCTTAAAGCATCAGTAGCCCCAGAACCACTTGCACCTGTTCCCAAGAGATTCCTTAAAAGAATACCTACAATGCTTCCTGCGTTATTAGCCGCCGCTGTTCCACTTCCGTACATTAATGGGAAGTCAAAGGATATCTCAGTGAAACCAACTCCTTGATGAGAGTTGAAGTCCATAGTCTCAGAACCCCTTCTACCTGTATCTAGAATTTGTTCATAATTCTCTGAAGCTGTAAATGAACCTGCATCAGCAACAACAGTATGAAGGGCATTTAGAGCTACAGCACTTCCAATAGCACTTTGCCTTCCTATACCAATTTGTTCTCTTGCACTTGTTAATGGCATTTGATTCCTCCGTTATCCGCTATAAGAGCGACCTAAAGACTCGTTTACTACTCTATGCACATCAAAGGTGGTTTCGCTTCTGTACATATACATTTCACCAAATTGTTCAAACGAATACCTGACCCCTAAACTGTCAATAAATTTTATATTCCCATCTCCAAGAATATCTTTATTTTTTTCTAGAGTCCAAAATAATTGTTCACCTTTGTCTTGCATATATTTATAAGATTCGTCAAAAGTTCCATGATATGCTAATCCGATTATCATAATACCATGAACAGTATTATATTGATTATAACTATTAATATTAGAATCTGTACTGGCAATAGTTCTTCTGTGCATAAACCAACCTTCATATTCGGGTTGGGCTAAACCTCGATTTACCTGTAACTTGTTAACAAAATCTTGTTCAGTAGTTAATGGGGGCAATTCAGCCGTATATATATTTTTACAGTCTATAGAATCTAATATCTTATATATTCCTTCTTCAAGAACTGGTCTAAGATACTGACTCGATCCTGTATCAACTGCATTACCTGTAGTCATTAACTATTTCCTGCATAGCTATGGAAGAAGTATGAGTCACCAGTTATAAACTCTTGATCAAACTCTCTCCAATGGCTTGCTCCAACTAAATCTTCTCCACCTAATTCGTTGACATACTTTTCTTTAAAATGTGTTCCAACAGAACGGAAGCCACTACCTTTATTTCTCATTGAAATATAGTTAGCACCTGCAGGAGGGTCTATTGCCTTTTCTGCATGAAACTGAAGGGTAGAAGCGAGTTCGGAAACTGATAAATATACTACTGCTTTCTCATGTTGTGCAGGAATAGTTGAAGTGGTCGAGTCCAATGTGTGCCTTGCACTGTAAGTAACCAGTAATGTTGTATCTGAGTCAGGAGAATGGTTTGGCAAATAGAAATATCTAGTCGTAGCATCTCGATAGTATTTCCAATCTCCATTATCTTCTGAAAGGAACTGGGGTGCTTCATCTGAAGAAATCCGATTACCTGCATCATAATCTATTTGGCGTATCTCAGAAAAATCATCCTCCCAAGAAGTTAAATTACTTAGTGGGTAATAATTGCCACTATCTCCTACCTCGCTTTCTACTATAATTCTAGGGAAATCTCGACTGTAAACATTAATTGCCTGATCAATAGATTGGTCAATTACATTATCCCCAATTTCATTTTCACCAGTAAAAAAGGGGAAAGTCCCTGTAATGTTTCTTATCTCAGACCTAATAGTTTCTAAAGTTGTAGCCATTTAACTATCCCTTTAGCACCACTTGAGCTGTTACAGTCATACTAGGGGAACCACTTCCACCTACTGTGGGATTTAACCTAATATACTTACCCATACATTCAGTCACCTTAACTACAGGTGCATAGTAAGTAGTAGTAGGATCATTAATCTGAGTGACATCTGAATCTTTATGCCAATCAGAGTTATCAGGAGAAGTCTCTACATCAAAATCAATTGTAGGACTTGTTCCTGATTTATCTGTAACTTTTATATAAATAGTTGCTTCATTAAAGCGTCCTGATTCTATAGAGGCAGAAGCTGTTCCTGATGCTGAAATAACTTGAGCGGAATAAAGGGTTCTTTCAGTAGTATTAACACTCATTATTACTCCTTTATCCTATCGTGTTGTACCAAACGTCAACTCCCTCACCATTCGTATCAGCATCTACCCAAATATTATATAGGTCTATACCTTCTACATTTCCTGCTATTGTTGGTGCTTCAAAAGTTATTGTTTGATTTGCGTCTAAGTCAGGGTAGGTATCTGCAACAGAACTGTCACCTAGATAGATGTCAGTTGTATTGCCTTTCTTTGCTCTAAATGTAACTGAAGAGCAAAGTATATGAGTTGCAGAAATTCGTTCTGCTGTACCTGCTGAAGTTACATTCTTAACTAACGAATTAACTGCCATTATAATCTCCTACCTGTTTTTGCACTTAGCTTTCTGTTTAGCCACATGGGAAGGGTTTGAGGATGCAGATGCTTTTCGGCATACACCACAATCACAAGCCTTGGGCTTTCTTGTCCTTTTTGGCTTCGGCTTACTCTCTGTTGTCATTGTAAAAATACCTCATAAAAAAATAAAGGGAAGAGGGAGAGATTTTACCTCCCTCTCCCCTTTTAATTGTGGGAGTTAACCTTTAAGGGTTTATCCCTCTTGCCTGTAAAGTGGGCGGTAGTCAGCAACAGTTGTGTTGAACTCGTGCCTTACTTTAATACTTTGTACGTCATTGGTGAAAGTATCACCTTGAGTCTCGTCATTCTGTATAAACAGATCAGGCTCTTCTTGTCCATTTAAGAACGCAACCACAATTCCTGCGGCTTGATCAGGACTTGCTACACAGAAGTAGTTATCTGCATCTGTCCAGTAGTCAACCGTTACAACATCTACTCCTCCGAATTGAGCAGTATCGATGTCAGCATCGGCATCAGCAGTTAACTGAGTAATCATGTGTGTGCTAGGATTTGCAATCCTTTGTGCCAAGCTAGTCAGTTCGTTAGGTACAACCAATGTAGCAGGAGCATTTGCGGCTCCAAGTACATCAGCACTAGCACCGTATCTAGTCTGACTTCTCATAGCTATAGTGGCAGCATTCATTCCTGCAATAGATAGAGCCGTTGTTCCTGTATTTGCATGGTCTGCATGGAACACAGCTTTTGAGTCAGGAGTGTATGTGTGGTTGTTTGAACCCATTATGTCAAAGACTTGCTTGTAAAGAGTTCTAGCGGCAGATCGAGCGAGTTCTCTAGGAATCTCTGCTACAGCTCCGATATTGTCATTCAGTACCAATTCGCGTGTTATTTGGTACGCAATACCACCACGCTTCTGCATGGTGACTGAAGTCTCTTCATCGGTAGGATTGGTCAGGTTAGCATAAGTTCCTGCTTCCGCAACAACTGCTAAGTCTGCGAATCCACCAACTTTGATGTCTCGGTATGCTTGGTAATCATTAACGCTAATAACTTTGGCAACCTTCTTCCAATCTTGATACTGAGGAAGATCACCATAGTTGCTTATCATAGCCTTGTGCATTCTATCTGCGGCAACTTCAGCCCAATCAGATGTAGCCAATGCTTCCGTATATAGTTTGTTAACAGACTCTTCACGCCAAGATGCGTAGCCTTTTGAGCCATTCATCCATGCTTCCCAAACTTCTTCTCGTCCGACTTCTAGAGGATTCTTTCCTGTCCAGTCGCAATATGCTTCTGTAAAGGTTCGATATCCTTTAACTCTCTGACCATCTTTAGTTGTAATAACTCTAGAAGGTGTGAAAGATGCGTCTAGTCTAGCAAGTTTCTTGTCGCCTTCATCAGCAACAATCTCTGTTTTACTGCTAGTAACATTCTCTACTGCAACCTTAGTTAAGGTAGCAAGATAGTCCTTCTCATCTGCAATTGCCTTCTGAACGGCAGTAGCATCAAAAGGCTTGCCCTCAAATTGAGTGCGAATTCTTTGCTCGGCAATATCAGGTAGGCTTGCACCCATGATAGCTGAATCCAACAGAGTGGAACTCAGTTGAGTAAGAGCCTCTTCGACTTTACTAACCTCTTCCTGATTCTCTACTTCTTCTACTTCCTCTACCTCTTCATCTTGGACGCTCTCTTTATAAGACTGAACACCCTTTTCGGAGGCTTCGACAAGAAGTTCCTGTAACTTTTCTTCAGTTATTTCCATTGTTTTTCCCTCCTTAAAAGGAATTGTATTAATAACTTCTTCTTTATGGATAACTTCTTCTGACTCTGCAACTGCAAGGAATTTACCCCCTGCGGCAGGTTCTCTAACCAAATCTACAGAGTCGGCTCTTACTAGCTGTATTGCTCGCTCTGATCTATTTACTACATTAGTTTGCCATCGTCCTTCAGCAACAATGCTGAATCCAACGACATTGCTTAACACTCCTTCCTTATGTAAATCTAGAAGTGTGTCTTTTAGAGTTGGGTCTGAAACATGAAATGTGGCATCAAGTCCTTCGGGGACTCTATCCACATTCTTAATGAACCCAACAATACTTTTAACTCCACGTTCTTCAGGAGAATGATCTCTACCATTACCTGCATGAACTGGAACTCCTTCAAAAATTAAGGCATCTCTATGAAGGACATCTAGAGGATACTCTCTATTGTTCTTTGATGTTCCTGCATTGATGATACGAATACGCCAATCACTTCCTGTATCGTCTAATGATTGAGCTTCAAATTGTAGAAGACGTTTAATGGTCTGTGTGCTTTCTAACATTTCTTCTTCTTTTTCGGTATCCGATTCCTTCATTCTTGCTGTGCAAATAGCATAAGCGGCTGACTTTCTATCTTCACCCTCTTTTAATTCGGGTTGAAAATCAGGATCAGCCAATATCTCTTCTACACAATCTTCAACTGCTTTAGGCATATTAACCTCGTAAAGCTATTATAGCGATTTTATTTCGTAAATGAGATTCTTGTCAACAAAGTATACGTTATTTAACTCTATCGGGGAAAGTGTAGTATGTAAAGCCATTAAAATGTGTAGACTCCGTAGTGGTCTGAAATAACTCTGAAAGAGTCATATCCACATCATATACTCCACGTTTCTGTGCAGGTTCATCTTTTCCTGCATCAATTCCAGTAAGTCCTAAGTATCTCTTAAATATTCTTTCGGCTTCTTCTGTATCAATAAACCCATTAGCTGTTGCATCTTTAAGTGCAGTAGATATAGAGCGTATAGCAATTGCATTTGCTCTTTGGTCTCTAAATGAAACTTCGGGCATACGTAGATAGAAACTTGCAGATTCAATACTTGCAAGACTCCTATCGCTATATCGACCATCCTGTCTTAGTCTGCCATAAATAATTGCTGTATCTAATACATACCTGAAAATTCTACTCATTATGTAAGAGATATATTTTTGTCTCATCTTAAGATGTCTGTATGCAGGTTCAGTCATTTCGGGAGCAGATGCTCTAGAGGTTAACGACTCTGAGAACCATATAGGAGGAAGACCTGCCCCTGCTAGAACATGATTCTTTAATACTGAAGCTAAACTCGCACTATCTTCTAATCGTAAGTCAGGAGTTTTAAATTCTTGAAAGACGTTCTCGTTATGAGCAAATCGTTGTCCAGGCTTTAGAGCAGATTGATTTCTTAACCACTCGCGAATCTGTTGTTCGTTTTTACCGGTTAAAGTTACATCAAGTACATATTTAGATGACTCTATTGCTTTCTCTACTGAAGAGAAAAGAAATTGGTCATGAGCATCTATCCAATCCATATCAGGGAGGAGGTCGCTCCAACCACGATCAGCAGTCATTGGGTTATTAACAGTAAAGAAGAAACATGCACCTGCAACTTTGCACTTATATTTACTTCGTCCATGTTTAGGTTCGATTATATCTCCTAACTCAAACTCTCCACCTTTAACCTCACCACAGGTTAGTCCTACCAATCTGCCATATTCTTTTGTTCCTATAGGAGCATTAGATACATCTATTATCTTGTATGCTCTACGATATGGTTCTCCTGCAATTTTCTTTAGGATAATCATCTGTTGTTTCATGCTGTTATGAGGATTCTCTATAACAACATCTATCATTCCTGTATCTATGTTTCCAAGAGTAACGTGTCCATTACTTTCGTTTACATAAACAGGTATACATAGTTCACCAGTTAAACCTAAGTCTCTAACTCTTGAGAACTGGTTAATAGTCCAATTGTTTGTAGGATCAGTCCAATGGGCATCAAGTATCTCTTGGACAGCATTGTCTTCAGCTACATATTTAATCCCATCACCGATTACATATTCTGCTGTAAGGTCAATAATCCTTTTAGCTATAGGATTACTTTTATAGAAGTATTGAGCGTAATCTAATGTTTGCTGTTGAGTAAGATCAGAAAGGTTATTCGTATTATTACTCGTACCTGTTCCTAACTTTTTCCACAGATGCTCATCAGGTTCGGATGATTGAGATGCAGAATAATTAATTGCTTCTTCTTCTGTTTTGGTTCGTAGAGCGTTCCAAGCATTTTGAAATCTACCCATGTGATCACCTTAATCCTCTATGAAATAAACTAGGTCTAGCCGTTGTACTTAACACTCTTTCTCGTGGAGTATCCAAAGGCTCTATATATTTATCTTCTTCTACAAGTTGCTCATCACTGATTGCAACCGCATCTACAGATGAAGTCAGTTGATTAACCGCAATCCATAGTGCGTCAAGAATATCATCTCTTCCCCCTCTAGGGAAAGCAGAGTATTCCTGTTGGAATTCTTTAAACCCTATTTCATCTGCCATGTATATATCGTCCCCTCGTCTTTTACCCTTAAATCTAATAGAGCCATTAGCAATAAAAGGAATTATTCCATCATATCTTTGCTCTTTAGATCCTTTAGGCACTATTGTCTCAATAGGCATTGAACCCCTAGGGTCATTTCGCGTCTGATTAATTAAGTGCTGAGTTGTAGCTTGCTGTGGCCCATTTGTTTCTAAAATAACTTTAGATATATTAAGCCCCCTTGCTCTCCATGTTGAATATTGAGCGTGAAGAAACTCAAGATGTTTAGGAGCAGGGATTTTACCAAATGCAAAATCGAGAACATAAACTATTCCAGTATCAGGGTCTTTCCCTGCTGTGCAATGCCCAAAGTAATTAGCACTTTCAGATGTAGAAGTTGCAGGATCACCACCTTGCATCCCTATAAGCCTATGTATTGGAGGTATGGTTATATCGTCATAAAAATGTAACCAATCAATATCAAACTTAACTCCCTTCATTCCAGAAGGATCATTTTGATACTGAGCGTTAAATAATGATGGTGGCATTGAACGCTTTTTCTTCTCAAGCCATTCAAGAGGTCGTTCCTCTTCCCATAGGACTGAACCATCAGGTTTAATCGCCTGATATATCCTGACTCCCATTATTTGTCTCCAAGTTTCTTTGCTCTAGGAAAAGGAAGGGTACTCTCTATATCCTTCCACATACGAACATTTTTAACTTTCCATGCAATTCCTGCCATTAAAGCTGTAGCACCAAACATTGAGCCAATCAATATTTTTTTCTTCATGGAGTCTCCTCGTACATATTCGGATAAAGGTCTGTATATAAATTCTCTGTATCTAATATAGGTATAAGTTCTGCATAGAGATCATCATAATGAAATCTCGTACCGAGGAATATCTGTTGTCCCTTGGGCATGAGCATTGGGTCAAACGACATCCAAAACTTTGTAGAAACATTTCTTCTAGAAGTTTCACTTTGACTATTCTCCATACTCACAACATCATCATAAATCTGAAGAGTTGATCTTCCCCCTTCCACGCTAGTTGTTATTCCAAAACAAGCAAACGTAGCGTCACGCTGAATATCTCCACTTTCCCATGCCGCAGATTTATCTCTAACGACTTCCATTCGATCAGTCTTCCATGTGTATTCTTTTTGTTCTTCGGGATATAAGTTTCCGAACATTTGTTTGTATTTCTCATTAAAACGTATGCAGGATTCTATTTTCCCCATACGTTCTATTCCAAGAGAGATAACGCTAGATATGATTTGAACCATTTCAAATCTATTTCTTCCGACTTTCCAAAGAGGAAAACTTTCTGCCGCTATAGCAGTCTTTCCATGATTTCTAGGGGCAAGTATAAGGAGAGGGTTTACGTCACTATTACTAGGGTTAGTATGCCCTTCCAATAGTGTTTCCATGATCTCCCATTGAAATGGAGGAAGTGTTTGATTAAAGACGTACTCATGGAAGTATGCAGGATGGTCATACGCTCGTTCTTCTGCGATAGATCGTTCTCTCATTCCTGACAGGATAGAGATGCTTGCTGTATCAGCTACCGATCTTGGCATTAGTCATCAAATCCTACATATCCATTTCTAGTCCACCTGTACCATGTTCCAGTACAGCGACTAAATGCCTTTTTACCTTTACAATTACAATCCCCCTCTTCTTTAGTCCATTCTCCTAATTCATCTTTGCTTCCACCAAAGTATGGTCTAGCGTGACCTTCGTTAATCAACATTTGGTTAAATGAAGGAGAGTTAAACTCTTTCTCTGTGTTTAAGTATCCAAGGATTCTTCCAAACTTACCTTTACCCTCTTTGGTAGTCTCAAGCGTAATATATCCCTTGTTCTCTTTAACAAGAGCCTTGAGCATTTCCTTGGATTTATTTCCAAGTATCTTTTCTCGCTTGTTTGATGTTCTTGACTCAGGAGTATCGATCCCCATAAGCCTGATTCTATCTCGATAGATAATATCAAAACCTAAATCCAGTTCTGCATCTACCGTATCTCCATCCACCACTCTTGTGATTTTTACTTTATATTCATACATTAGAGGTCACCAACTCTCTTTATAGCTTCAATAGCCTGATCTCGTTGATTATGTTTTTTATGGCAATGAGGACATTCGTTTCTTAAGACTTGACCTAAAGATAATTGAATACTACTGATGTACTCTCTGACTCTTGCTCTAGTAATGGTACTTCCTGCAATTTGAAGAACTTCGTATTTGCGTTTAATGCTAGAGCTGATCTTATCTACTAGGTTAACTAGACTTCTTGTTTGCTGATCTACTGTATCAAAATCTGTTCCATACTCCAGTACATCAAAGAGTTCGTCATCTACAACTTTCTCACCATACTTTTCTACGAGAATTTTTAACATGGCACGAAGAAGGACTATTTCTCCATCTAGATTGTCTAGTTCTGTTCTGGTCTCCTCCTGTTGTAAGTGGTCTTTGAGTCGTGAGTTCTTAGCGATTCCAGAGTATATGACTCTTCCTTTTGTGAGAGGGCTTATGTCCATCTTGGTTTCTGAGTCGTGGTGTTTGCAAGCTCCAAAACCTAGGTGGTCTGTCCCCCAACCTGCCTCAAAACGGCAAATGCCGCCATCCTTTTTGCCCCTGCCACATATTGAGTCACCCTCTTCATTTAAAATGGGTGAACCATAATGTTCTTCTAAACTAGATATTGTTTTCTCGACCATAATTTCCTCTTATATACTTATATTACTTTGCTATTACTCGTTACCCTTATCTAGATCAGGTTCAGAGAAGACTAACTCAACATTATCGGTTACAGTCCAGTTAGCCCCAGTAACGGTTGATCCCACCTCAAATTCCTTTGTAACCAAGTTGCCGTCATGTCCAACTTCATTCTGTAGGATTTTTAACACACCTATGTCCATGTTCTTGAAAGTACAGCTTCCACCCTTCGTCCACAAGTTACTTAGGGTTAATTTACCTATCTTTCCATTTACCCCGCTATTAGGAGCGTCAATCCAGATACGGTCATAAGTACCTCCACTAGTCACCATAGCTTCTGCTTGATGGTGTCCTCCTCCTATAGCTCTGTTTCTCGCGTTACCAGAAGTTTGGGTAATACTTTGTCCATCGCTGGCATTATGCTCTATAACTATTGTATGTGCGTCTATATCGCTGAAGTCCATGCTCTTGCATCTAGACTTCTCAATTATAAACGTACCTATTTGTAACCTTGTTCCTGTAAAAGCATTATCTCCTGTAACAGTTGGGTTACCTGATATTAATACTGCTTCAGTACAAGCTGTACTTCCGTTAGCCCCACAAGTTGATGGTAATGCTGAAACCTTTTGCCCTGCGGCATCTCCTGAGTAAACCGTACCTGCTGATACATTCTCAATAGTAATCTCTCTTACTGGCACAGCACCTAGGTTAATCCTTAACGTATTGTCCTTATCGTCAAAATAAGAAGGAGTATCTAGGGGAGCAAGGTAAACACCTGAATCTCCGTTAGAGAAGGAACGCTCGGCTAAGACGGTTTCGTTGACTATGACTCCAGTTCCTGCGGTAGAGCCGACCGCCAAGAGAGATATGGCCATTTGTGGACTTAGCCCGAATGCACGTAATAATGTGTAGGGAGACTTGAGTATGTTGAAAGTCCTCTTCCATTTAACTGATTCACCGTTTAGGTATTCAATCTTGGCAAAGAGCCAATCACGCCATGAACATACTTTGCGATATGCTGAAAGAACTTTACTGGGAAAGGCTCTTATATTCCTACGAGATTCGGGTTGCAGTAATCCCATAAAGAGAACTGCAAGAGAAGTGGGCAACGTTATAAGCCAATTGGCATTTAATGTTTCAACTATGCCACTCATGTAAATAAAGGAAGGCTCAATCCAACATCCAACATAATCAAAACATGGGGCAAGGTAAGGAAGTATCCATTCACTTATAGGGTTTAAGTAACTTACAACCAACCCCACAATTCCCACGAGCATTAAAGAGACCGTCAAAGCAATCGCCAATACGGTCGAAACTCTCATTCTTAACATATCCATATTAATCCTTCTCTCCGATATCTCCAGTTATCTCTCTGAGTCATAGCCGCATTTTAGCATAACTAACTATATTAACAGGCTATTTAGCTAGGCTTGACAATATAAGCCATATATCTCACTATACACAACTCAGTATATTTTTTACCCATGTTGTTTGTAACCCTATGGTTATCTGGTCGGCTGGCTATAGAATCTATAAAATAGACATATGAAGCAAATACACGCACAAGAAAAGAAAGGATTAAGCAACATAAAAAGACGTGTAAAAAAGATGAATAAAATCATTGAAAAAAAAGGAAATAAAATGACTACAGAAAATATTGAAAATACAGAGTTAGAAACTTTCGAGATCGACGAATCGGAATTGATGTATGTTACAGATATTCCAGATAGTGAAGGAACGTTAAAAATCTTCTCATTCGACCAATGGGATAGCATAAAAGAGATGTTTGCAGACAATCTCATTGCTACCTTCCTACCAACGGAAGACTATCCAGTGACGAACTTCCAACATAGAAAAGACCCTGCAGTGGTGCAGAAAATATTTGATTCACTAGTTAGGAAACAGAAAGCAGAGCTAAAAGCAAAAGACACATCAAAAGTGAATGATAATCCATTAGTGAATTCTCATGTCGACGATCTCATAAAAGGATTGAACACTGCAGGAAACATTAAAAAACTTCTGAAAATCCTTGAACTAAAACAGCGAGTAAATAGCATCACTTTATACTTCGTTGATGGAAAAGAGGGTATAGAGTTTGCTACCACCGTTGACCAACCTCAGAAGAGGAATAAGGATTACTTTGTGGGTCAGGATAGTGTCGTCTCTGGAAGACCAATAGGCAAAGTGTGGAGCCGCTATAACATCGAATTGGATTCATTCGAAGTAGAGTTGCAAAAGGCTTCTCGAGAAAAGAAAAGCTAACACCAACCAGCAACCTAAAAACCTAACACCGCATCCGAAAAGATGCGGTGTTTTGGTTTGGGAAAAAAACAGAATTTTTTACAAGTATAAAACTTTTTCGATTTCGATTTTTTTTGAATTCTTCAATTTTTGAAAATCATATTTATTTTTTCTCTGTTTAAAAAATCATTCTATTTTTGCCGAAATTATTTAGATGGTTTTAATTGACAATTGAAATTTCAAATATGGTTTTCAAGTGTTGAACAATCAACATTAAAGAACAAATTCATTTATTAATGGAGGTTAATTATGAATGATTTGGGTATTTGTTTACATTGTGGAATTGCACATGGAATTCTAGGACATTGTTGGAAATTAGATATTAAAGGAAAAAAGAAATGAGTTCTTCTAATGGTGATATAAAAACACATTTATATATTAAATGTGATGGTTGTGGTTTCATAGAATTATTTAAACCAACTATTACAAAAGGTTTACCTCAACAAGGTTATTGTGCAACGACTCAAAAAAATGAGATTTTGCATATCTCGACTAGAAAAGAGTTTTTAATCAACAATATATGGAAAACCTTGGAAAGTATTTATGCGTAATGAAAGATTAGAAATAGTTTTAAACATTCCATCTAGTGTAGAAGTTTTAATGTGCGATAGATGTACTTACTACACATGTTTAATCTGCAAAATAAAAAGATTTAAGAGAAAACTTATGTTGCGATAATTTTTTTATTTCTTATTTTTCTTATCGCACATGTCCTGAGCATGACAAAAAACTGCTCTCATAATTTTTTTGTTTGGTTTAAAAAACCTCTAGATATATTAAACGCGAATTTAATGTATCTAAAGATTTATTAAACAATTTATTAATGGAGGTATTATGAAAAATTGTATTTGCATTGTATGTAGATATTTAGAGGGTAAATTTATTTATCCAATGTCACTTATTGATGCAAGATGTTTGAATCAGATTAGTAGTGCTAAAAAATCATACTCAAATCAAAAGTTTCCACAAGAAATTAGGAATTAATTTATGAGTTATGAATTAAACGTTCTCATGGCTAACTTTGTAAATAAAAAACAATTAAAAGTTATTTTTAATGAGCATGGAATAAGTCTAGGGGACAAAAAGATTTTTATTAAAACATATGAAAATAAAAGAGTTTATAAGTTAAGAGATATTAAAGATTTCTTAGGTTATGACTAATTAATTGGAGGGTTATTAGTTGGAAAATGCTCAAGATATTTTAATGAAAAATCTTTATGTGCGTTTTAGAGTTGAATTTAGAGATAAATTAGATCAGATGGAAAGTAGTTTAGATGAAATTAAATCTAACATTGATTCAGCATTAGATATGTTTGATGAACATCAAGAAAAAATTGATGATCTTTTAGATGTTGCTGATGAATTTCTAAATTTAACTTTTGATAAAGCATCTAGAGATAAATGGGATAGAGACGTTCCATATCTTTATAGAGAACAATTAGCAAAAGAAAAAAGAATGGAGGCAAGAAAAGAAAAAATAAAAAATTTAGCACCAAAATATGATAAGGAAATTAAAAAGGTAAAAAAATGAGAAATAGTCCTTTTAATATTGAAGATCAAACAATTAATTCAATTAACTTTCATTTTGGATCATCAAAGAAAAACTCTATTAATCCTGATGATTTTCAACAAAATATAGATGTTATTGATCTTAGTGACGGTGGTCTTTGTATAAAACTTAAAGAAATTAATTCTTCTGAAGATATTAAGCAGTATTCTGAAGTAAGTATTTTTCTTAGCAGATATGAAGATGTAGAAAGTTTATATAAAAAACTTTCCAAAGCATTGCCTTATGCTTATGAATCAAAAGCAGCAAAAGAAATAGAAAAAGTTCAAGAACATGCTGAAAGAGAAATAAAAGAATCTCAAGAAAGAACTGATAGAAGATTAAAAGATATTTTAAGAGAATCTGATCAATATTTAAAAGAAGAGATAGAAAAAATAGAGGGTAAAATCTCAGAAGCAATTATAGAAGATGAAGAAAAGTTTACTTACCATACAACAAAAGATGGAATTAAAGTAACTAAGAATTTAGAGGAAGATTGCCAATGAAGTAATAAATAAATATAGAAATAATTTATAAAGAATAATTTCTATAAAATATAAAAATTTATGGCTCAAGATCAGAAATGGTTTTGGGTCATAATTTTTTGATTTTTTTTATCACTAATGAAAAAAATCCTTATATTAACCGCAAATTTTGGAGAAACGAAATGCCAAAGAATTTTTCTAAAGAACGCCCTTATTACTTAATTAATGGCGAATTGCCATCAAATTATTTACAAGAATATACGTTAACTGAATATAAACCTAGTCTAGAAGAATGGACTCATCAAAGTTTATCTAGTTGGGATAGTTACGATAATTTTATGGGGACAGCCCCATATAAACAATTTGTAGTTTATGCAAGAAATAGAGATAGTGATTTATTAACTGAATCCAATTGGTATGAAATTATTAAACGATTATCTGAATTAGGAATTGAGTATAAACAAGAACATGAAATAGTACGTTTTGGGCATTGGCTTTGTGGGTGGATTGAACAAATTTTAATTCCACAAGGAAGTCTAAAATACAACCTTGATTATATTCAGTACATTCAAGCTATTGAACAAATTCATGAAGAATTAACAATGCACCCTGTATTAAATGAAGAAGATTTTTCAGAAAGACAATCTAATCAATACATTGGTAATTTAGAAAGTGAAGTTAAAGATTTTATCTACAGTAATAGTAATGAGATAGATTTTACTAACTCTGAATATTTTGAAGATGAAGATATGACTCAAAGAAAAGAAAAACTTATTACTGATATTAACGAACATATAACTAACGAGTTATTTCATGGTGCAGGATATTCAAGTGAAAATTATCCAGAAGATGAAGACGTTCCAAGTGCATTAACAGCACTAGGAATTTATAGAAACCTAACGGTACTTAAACATCAAGCTGAAGAAAGTATAAATCTTAGAGGACATTCATTAGCTAATTGGGAAGATATTCCTACTGATTATTGGAAGAAAGAAAATATAAAAGATATGTTTGAGGAATTACCATTTATTCCTAGTGATCAATCAGATGTTAAATACTCAAACTCATACTGTTTAATCTGTAATTTAGAAGTACAGATTACATTAAAACCTCAACCAAATGAAATTAGTATTGGAGGTGAAGCAGTAGCAATAAATTGTAAAAACACATTTAAGTAAAAGTTAATTTAATTGGAGAGAAAGAAATGTCACATTTTTGGGGTCAAATTAATAATCATGTTAATCAACCTGTATCTAGGCGAGGTTTTGCAACTCAAGGAATGGATACAAATATAAAGAGTTGGAATGGAGAATTAGTTATAAGGGCATATCAAGATTATGAAGGTATAGATAGATTTAGAATCTTTCAGCGACCACATAATCAAACAGGTCAAGGGATTATGGAAGAAATTGCAACAGGAATATTTGGAGTATCTAAAGATATAGAGGAAATAAAAGATGAGTGAAAAACAAGAACTAAAAACAATAAATCTAGCACCTAGGTGGATGGGATTAGCAAGACCATTTATTAAAGGGTATTTAGACCTTCAAAAAGATTGTGAATATTGTATTGGAAATGCAGGTCAATCTAAATTTGTTGCAAGCCTTTTAGAAGATGCATGTACTCAAATGGACAAAAGAAATGATGAGATTAAAGAAGAACTTGGTGAAGATACAGAACAAGTATATCTAGAATCAAAAGTCTTAGGTTTCATGTTAAGCCCAAAAGGAAGATTGAGAATGGCAAAAGTCATTCATTATGGATTAGAAGTCATGACTCAGGTTGAAGAAGATTTAATAGAGAAATCAGATATAGAAGATATTAAGAAAATCAGAAATACTCTTTTCTCTAATTTAATTCTTGAGAATGACTTACAAGTCCTTCCACCTAAAGTAATCACAAAAATAGAAAGGCAACAAAATGAAAAATAAACATGAAAAATTACATTACCACGTTTTAGCAGGAGATCATGGATATCTTCCTAGCTATTCAGAAGAAACAGTTTATTCAACTAAAAAAGAAGCGTCAGAATCTTTAACTGAATACGTTAAACATATTGTTAACAACGTAGATGATGAAATGCTGAAAGAAGCTGACACGACTATTGACGGTGTTGCAAAAGGGTTTGCTAATCAAGAAGGAATCGTGTTAAAGGTTCTTTTTAATCGAAAGGTCGCTATGATCGATTATGCAGAAGTTTCAGAATGCGATAACGATAAAGAATGTTTAACTATCGAGGAATAATTTAACCTCCAAAGATGAAATACATATCTCAGAACGCTAGCATTGGCATTTCTGCTTTCTTATGTCTGAGTTTGTCGCAAGGTTCACTTTTCAGCTAAACGTGAAAGCTGTACTTATTTTAAAGGTAATTTATGAAATATCCAATTAAGGGTTCAACATTTGTTGATCCCATTAACCAAAAAGCTGTGATTTTAAAAATCTTGATGGAAGGATCATATGATGCTTTATCAGATAGAGAGAATCTAGGCGAAAAGTTTGCTACACATTTACTACCAGTAATGGTTTGTTATTTTACAGAACAAAATGAATTAGACGTAAAAATGCTTGAGTCTATAAAAGCAGAAGATTTAAGGCTAGAACTAGGATCATTCTTACAAAAAAATAATGTTAAAGAATATGGAATGGTTTCTCAGGTTATAGCAACAGAATTTGTGGACTCAAGTATTTTTTTAACAGGAATTTTAGAAATGGCTGATGAAGACTTAGATGATCTTTTATTAATCGGTTACTTTCACAGAAATAAACCTGATAGTGAGTTTTACGTTACAAAGGTTGATCGAGATTCATTATTGAATTTAGACAGTCAATCATGGGATCAAACTGAAGTTTCTATGACAAATAATATTTTCATAGAAGAATGGTGATAAAGCATGATTAGATCAGTCTTTGTTTTTACAGTAATTATTTTATCCATATGGATTTTAACAGGAGAAACTAAATGAGTTATTGGTGGGATATATCAAAAATAAAAGGATGGAATCCAGATAAAAGATGTATTGATGGGTATCCACTTAGAAGAAATACTGACTCTATGACAATGGAAGATATGGAGTATTTGCAAAATCCAATTACAGAATTAATCACAACCCTTCCATTAATAATAGGGATTCCAAGTATTACAGAAAAAAACTATAAGGATTTTTGGTTAAGGCATTTTCAGTTTGGACAAGCTGTTAATGGATTTCTGTATTTCCATAAAGATATTGTTAATGGCGAAACACCTGATGGTGATCCTATTTTTAGTCAAATAAGAGTTAAACGCGTCTGTAGTTTAAAAGAAATTCAAGATCATATTGGATTCGTAAGTAATGCAGACAAACAAACAAAAGCATTTTTTAAGACACACTTATTTGATAACTCAGAAAGATATGCAAGAACTGTACTGTCTAGAATTGAAAGAGAAATGGAAGGATTAAATGACGTAATCCCTAAAGTAAAGATTCCTATTACTAAAGCAGACGAGGCACATCTAGCTACTAATCAAGTGGCAAAAGGTTCAAATGTACTTTTAGAAACTGGAGGAGGAATTTAAAGTGAATATGCAAAAGGAGCAGAAAGTGGAAAGTAGTCAATTGATCCATAGGGGTGAAAACATTCTTGATTGTAAAGAATCTAAGTATGGAGAATTTAAACATAATTGGCATAACAATTCAGTGGAATTACAAAGATATTTACCTGCTGATGATTCACCTCAACACGAAATAAAAATAACAATTTACACATGTTTAACATGTGAATCAGTTTATGAACACCGTATCTTCACTAATTTAGAGGTAAAAGAAAATGAGTCATGAGGGAAACGACAGGATTTATGACAATGTAGTGGATTCCATGATGACCTTAAATGAAATTCAAGAAAGAATTGAAACTATAGAAAGAAAGATTAAAAACAACTCAGACCTTTCAATGAACTTTATGTTTATTTTAGCAGGTGAATGGGAAGGACTGAATAAAGTTTTAGGTAATAAAGAAAGAGCAATTTCATTGCTATGGAGATTAAGAGGAATCTAATAAATAAACAGTTAAGAGATTAGCCACCTCAAGACGGTCTATTGTTTATCAACTAAGTGAATTTAAAGAGAGAGAAGTGAATGCCATCTATTAAAGAATCATTCAAAGATCAAGATATTCCCTTTGGAGAAGGTCGAGTAGCTAAAGCAGGAACTCGACTGCATTCTATGTTAGTTGGGGATATGGTTAGAGAAGCAGAGGAAGCACAATCTGAAAAAGAGAAAAGCTACACTCTATCTTTAGCAACAGCTTTAACTTCAATTGAAGGTTTATCGGAAGATGAATTCGTAGAAGGTTTTGTTATACGAAAACTCGATTCCGGTGACTTTACAGTTGATGCTGTAGATGATCAGAGAAAAATAGTTCTCAAGAAAAGAATAGTTATTCGCAATAAAGCTGAAGAAGGAAAAGATTCAGCTAAAAGCAAAAGCTAGTTCTTAACTAAATTCAAGCGTGGGGTAGCATTGAGTCTTAACTAAAAAGAGATAAGGAAGACTCCGAAAAGGACTCTGCATGTAAATTGTGCAAAAGAAGATTTAGTGTGGCTCACTATTTCTTGGGGGTAGTCTCCCAACTGTTCTTAATCTCGTTCCCCACCAGTGAATTATAATTCATGAAAAAAAATTATTAGAAAATTCAGTCCAAAAAGGGTTTTATTCTGAAACCCTATATGAGACAATAATAGTCCACCCATTGAGATGGAAAAAAATTATGTTACAACCTGACAATTTAACCGAATATATTGGACAAGACAAAATTAAGAAATCAATTAAGGTTTCATTAAACGCATCTAAAATGCGTAATGAACCTTTTCCCCATATTCTTTTACATGGAGCAAGTGGTTTAGGAAAAACAACTTTAGCAAATATAATTGCTAATGAATTTGACAGTTCGTGTCATCACTTTCTTGCACCTGTAATTGAATCTCACAATATCATTTATGATGCCTTATTAGAAATCCATGAACATGAATTTATGTTTATAGATGAAATTCATGCACTTCCTAAGAAACTTCAAGAAACTTTATATACAGCTATGACTGATTACACAATCGACAATCCTATGGGATGGGGTGGAAGAATTAATCTACGCCCATTCACACTTATTGGAGCAACAACTGATCTAGGTTTACTCGCTCCACCTTTTAGAGAAAGATTTGGATTTATTGTGCAACTTACAAGATATTCATATGAAGAGATCAAAAAGATCATTTATATAAATGCCCATAAGATGCAATTAGATATTTCAGATACAGCTCTCGACCACCTTTCCCTTTCCTCAAGAAGAAATCCTCGTACAGCTAATCGTTTACTAGAAAGATGCAGAGACACTGCAACTGTTTCTCATACAATTCTAATTAACGAACCTATTGTTAGAACAACATTAAGAAATCTAGATATAGATGAAAATGGATTAACATCTAACGACTTTGAAATTCTAGATACTTTAATTTATAAATTTGATCTTAATCCAGTAGGACTAAAAGCACTTTCACTTCAAACTAATATAGATGAAAAAGCTATTGAATCAATCTATGAACCTCATTTAATAGAAATGGATTTAATAGAAAGAACACCTAGGGGAAGAGTAGCCACAACAAAAGGAGTTGAATATTTTGCAAAAAATAATTAGAAAAACTTCCACCATGTATATGATGGAATATAAGTTTGGAAAAGAGATAGATACTCTAATCCTTGATGCCCTAATTCAATCTAGGGGCGAACAGAAACAAGCAAGTGATGCTTTAGGGATATCACCTTCAACTATGAGTCGTTGGATTAATGAATTAAATCTTACTAGACAAGTATCTAGAATTCGGAAACAAAATGGACTTCCCCCAACAACAGGAGAATTAAGAATGGAAGTTGAAGGGAAAGAGATTATTGAATTATCTGTTGTAGATAATTGCAGTGATTGTAATGCTAGATTTGAAGATTTTAAATCTCACAAGATTACACACATCAATACAGAAGATGGAAAACACACAGCGGTAGTTCGTGATGAACTTAACCGAAAGCATTGGTTTTCATTAAACATTCCTGAGATGGCTTATTAATCTATATATTATAAATATAACATAGGTGGCAGACCTATTAATCCTGCCACCCTGTATACAACATACAAGAAACCCATAAAGGAATATATAAATTAAAATGTCAAACTTTGATGTAGGGATAGAAGGGATAAAAATTGTACAAGATTTATCTGAAGAAATATTTGTTTTAAAAGATCAGAAAAAAGAGATTGAATCTCGCATTGCAGAAGTCGAATCAGAAGTTCAATCTATTCTATCTAATTTCTATAACTTATCAGAAGCATCAGATAGATTAAACGAATCTCCTCAAAGTCTTTTAAGGTCAATAAGATCAGGAAGATATAAAGGAGTTAATTATGGTGGTAGGTGGTATGTCGAATCAGGTCAAATTAGAGATGAATCAGAAATAAGAAGAAGGTTAGAGAGAGGTATATAAGAATGGCAAGTGAAATTAATTGGGATGCAAACATTGAAGATTTACCTAAAGAGGATGTTGAAGAGTGGGAATTTAATTTAAGACCTGCAAATGACAAAGGTGAATCTGATGTTATCCAATCTAGGATTGATCCTCAATTAGGAAGAATGGTAGATGAATTAATTCAAGATGCCAAAGGAAAAGGATTGCCAATTAAGACAAGATCAGATTTTGTTAGGTTGGCAGTATTTCGTTGTGTACAAGATGTTCAAAGGCACTTAAATAATAATGATGAACAAATCACTCATTATCTTTTATTAGAGAAACAAATCATGGCAGAAGCACAGAAATCTGCAATGTTAGAGAGTGCGTTAGGAGCAATACAGTTATTAACAAAAGGTTTAACAATTTTATCTTCTGAGAGTAGACAAGATTGGAATGAAATTAACCGCAGAGTTACAGCATTCTTAGACCCTGTATTGGAAATGAGAATATCTCAACCCTTCCTAGCAAAACTATATGTTGATGAACTATTTGAGTACAACAGATTTAAACCGATACTAGAAAAGTTAAAAGCTAATAAGGCTATAAGTAAAACTATAAAGGACGCTGAAAAGTTTTATGAATCCTAAAGATTATGGATTACCTTATGACTCTTTAAGAAGTGGACAAATTAATGCACTTGAATGGATAGAGAGTGATAAATGGTTATATAAGAGAGATGAAGAAAAAGTTAAGGTTGTTGAAGCCCCCACAGGAACAGGTAAAACTGGATTAGTATTAATGCTTTCAGCACTCAATCCTGATTTAAGAGTGCTTGTTCTTTGTGCAACTAAATTAGAGCAACAACAATATGAGGAGAACGTAACTCCTCTTTATAAAGATTTTGTTTCAGTAAAAGGAAGAAATAATTTTCATTGTCATTTAGATGACCCTTACGCTGATGCAGAATGTTCTAATAGTGCTTGCTTTGAAATGCATGTTGATGAAGCTAAGTGTTCTGTTATTACAGATGGAAAGGAAAAATTTAAATGCCCCATCAGGCATGAATGTGCTTACTTCCAACAGATAGACAACATTCGAGAGAAAAGAATTGTAGTTACAAATTACGCTTATGGTTTAACAATGTTGAACTTTAACCCAAAAGGGTTTGGAGATTTTGATTTAATCGTAAGTGATGAAGGACACATATTAGATGACATGTTAGAACAGTTTATTCGTGTCAATCTTTACGATAGACAAATGAGTAGACTTTACAACTTACCTTTACCTGACTATGAAACTGTACCTCAGTGGCAAAGATGGTGTGAAGATAGAGGATATGCGATAGAAGATTTATATAGTAAAACTCATGACGCATCTCCAAAAGATATGACAAAGGATGAAATATCTTTAGCTAAGAGAGCAAAATCAGTTAAAGATTCTTTTGAGATTATTAAAACCATGAAATCAGATTGGGTTGTAGAACGTGATAGAAATGCAGTTGAGTTTAAGCCTGTATGGGTGACAAGTAAATCTAAAGAAGTTTTATTTGATCACGCTCCACGACACATTATTATGAGTGGAACAATTCCATCAGGACAGGAGTTAGCTAGAAAGGTTGGGATAGCACCTAGGGAATTTAAGTTCTATAGATTGCCTTATACGTTTCCACCTGAGAATAGAAGAATTATTCTACGACCCACAGCTATGATGAATGCTAAAAGTATAGATATTAATCTACCTGTAATAGTAGATGAGATTGATAGGATTATTAATCAGAATTTAGACAAGAAGATTTTAATCCACACAGTTAACTATAAGATTGCTCAATACTTTGAAAGAAGAACTAAACATAAGGACTTTGTTTTTACACATAACAGTAAAAATAGAGTAAGAGTGCTAGAGCAATTTAAAAGGGCTGAATCCCCTGCAGTTTTAGTTTCTCCTTCTTTTGACAAGGCAGTTGACTTGCCTGATAAAGAATGTGAGTTAGTAATTGTTGCAAAGATTCCATATCCATATTTAGGTTCAAAGGTAATGAGAAAAAGACTAGAAGAAAGCAGGAGGTATTATGACCATGAGACTTTAGCCACTTTAATCCAAATGGCAGGAAGAGGTGTTCGGAGTGAGACTGATGTTTGTCCTACAATCATTCTCGATTCGGGTGCTTCTCAATTTTTACAACGGTGTAGGACACAAAATTTAATACCGAATGGTATTTTAAGTGCAATAGAAGGAATATAAAAGATATGACTACTAATGGAATTAACTGGGGTGCGTCATTAGAAGATTTCCCAACAGGTCAATGGGATAATTTTGACGGTACAGTAGAAATGGTTGAATACCAAACTGGTGATTACAATACTCAGATATTTATTATGATTCGACCCGAAGAATATGAATACGCTAAAAGGGGTATGGAGTATGATCCTGATTTAGAACCTCCTGTAAGAGGATGGTATTCAATGGGTGGAAATGCTGAAACTTATCAGGTTTCAGAAGATGGTCAAAGTGTTGTTGGACAACAGCCTAATAAAAATACTAGAGCTGTAAGACTCATGTTTGCTTTGAGAGATCATGCAGGAGTTAGTTTAACAGGTGGGGCAATTACTCCAATTAAAGGTGCTACTTGTCACTGGAAATCCCACACAGAAAATAATCCACGAACAGGAGAAGCAGGTAGACCTGTTCTATATCCTGTATCACCACCGTTAGGAGAGCAAGGTGGAAGTGTTGTGGACGAAAGTTTAATATCAGATGCCCATGATCTTTTAAGGGCAATATTGTCTGCAAATCCTGATGACAATATGAGAACAAGAGATATTGCTACAAAAGCAATAGAGTTTGAAGAAGAGTACAAAGATGAAGTTATAGAACTTGTATCTCAGAAAGACACTATTGATCGAGCAGTACGAGCAGGAATTATAACTAGAGTAGACGAGCGTCATATTGCTCTAAGTTAAAAAAGAATCTTGGGAAGTATTCGTGACTTGTCCGAATATATGATTGCAACTGTAGAGTGGTACACAGTTCTACCTCCCGTAATTTCTTTAAGACTGTATAAGAAAACTGTGGACTAACTTCCACTCTTCATTATAGTCAAGACGATATTGCAACAAGAGGATGAAAATTCCTTACTTCCCTTCAAATTTGGAGAGAGATTTGAAAGCCACAAGAGAAACTCTAGAAGAAAACAAATGGCAAGATCGTCTTGTCAAAACTTATGAAACAGAACCACGAACAGGTATGCACGTATCTGATCTCACTTTATGTTTAAGACAAACCGCACTTTCGCGTCTGCATAAACCTGTATGGGAAGAACAAACTCTATATCGTTTTACTATGGGTAGAGCAATGGAGAAATCTTTTTTCTCTTTATTAATACCTGAGTCCACACAAGAACTTTCAGTAGAAAAAGATGGCATTGTTGGACACATAGATTTTGCAGGAGAAGAAATAGATTACGAATGTAAATTAACTTGGGGAAAAGAACCTCAAACTGCAGAACAATTATTTACAGATAAATTTTATTGGGTTGATCAAGCAGGTGCTTATACTCACATGCGTGGTAGAACACAAATGAACTTTGTTGTTTGTTTCCTTAACCCAATACCTAGACTTAGATCATATACATTAACTTGGGACGAGTATGAATTAGAAGTCCTTTGGGCTAGATTCTTAGACAACAAAGAATATATTGAGGTCAAGAATGCACAGGACGAATTACCTATGAAAACTCCTCTTACTTGGTTATGTAGAGGATGTGCGTATAAAGAGGTATGTGATGAGTCCTAGGCAAGATGAATACATACAAGACTTATGTATTAAGTGTGACAAGATGATTACCTTTCTTCCCCATCTTGCCTACTACACAGACAAAGCACCTGTGTGTCCTAATTGTATAAAAATATTTATTAACCCACTTAGGAAGTCTTTAGGAAAGATGGATATTTGGGTTTCACCAAAAGCGTATGTAGGAGAGAGTAGTGAATAACTTTGAAGATTTATCATCTTATTTAGAGAACAGAAGAAGGATTGTAATGAGTGTATGGGCAGGTACAGGAGTTGGTAAAAGTTATTTTGCTTTAACGGCTCCAAAGCCTATTTACTTTCTTAGTCTAGAACCCGAAGGAGCATACTGGAGTTTACAGAATGCCCTTCAGAATGAACTTATTAAACCTGATGACGTAAAGATAGATGAAATTATCAGAAGTGCATTAGGCACTAATGACATTCCCTTGGTAAGAAGTTTAGTAGATGAAGTAAAAATTTATCGTTATATGAAACAAGTTATTGAGGATGTTGTGGCAGAAGGTGATAACAATGGAACTCTTGTTATTGATACAGGAACTACTTGGAATCACATGATGCAAGAAGTTGAGATGGAAGAGATTAACAGGAAACGTAAAGCACAAGGTCGAGATTTATTTCCCTTTGATTATCGTTATGCGAATAAAGCTATGAAGAGTTCTCTAGATGCAATTAGAAATTCTAATCTTAATTGTGTGATTACTCATCATGGTCAAAATGTTTATAACGCTAAAGGTGAGAAAACTCAGAGAACAGAATACTCAGGTAATAACCAATTGCCACAATGGGTAGATTTACAAATTCAACTTAAATATTCACCTGAGACTAAAGATCGTTTTGCTGTTATAGAGAAATGCAGAATTAATGTAGAAAAGATTGGAGAAGAAGTGGACAACCCTTCATTTGATGCAGTCTTAAACGCTATAGGGGTCTGATATGCCATATGGAAGAATGCCTAAAGAAATTGACCTGAGAACTAAAACAAACTGGAAACTAATATTAGAGATTGTTGAGAAGCAACAAGAAATTACTTTACAGAAAATAGCTGACACTTTATTGGAAAAATATGGGATAAGCCTAACAAGAGAAAGAGTTAGACAAATAATTCTTATGTCAGAACTTCCTCAATATATTAATCCCTCAGAAGGGCTTAATACGATCTATAGGGAAAATCGCAAACGTTTTATCGCTTACTGTAAAAAGTGTGGCAAAGCAAGACCTAACATTAGTAAAAAGACTGAAGGGGGAAAACTTTGCAGGGAATGCTCTAAGACTCTTAATTATATTAGTTTCAAGTGTACTAACTGTGGAAAAGAAACCACTGTTACTGATTCCTTTTTAACTGCGTCTAGAAGAGCGTATACAAAAAGAGGGTGGAGAAAAAATCCACATATTAACTTTTGCTCTAAAACATGTACAGGACAATACAATGGAATAAAGTTTGGGTTCGGTATGACTAGGAGAAAAATGTCCTCATGATAATACTTGACGCTAACCAAGCTACTATGGATAAGAACTTAAAGTTTCATTTGGAGAAACATACAAGAGTAATTGTTTCTCCTCTTGATACTTCTGATCTTATGTTTATAGGGAGACTAAAGAAACAAGGGAAAATAGAGCAAGTCAGAGTAGGAGTTGAATTAAAGAAAACTCCTAGTGACCTTTTATCTAGCCTTAGAGATGGAAGGCTCATGACTCAATTGCCACGTATGACTGAAGAGTTTGATGTGCCATATCTGTTTTTAATTGGCTCTCACACTAAGGTAGATTTTGAAACTGGTAAAGTCCAAGAAAAGGTAAGAGGGGGGAGGTGGGGGGAATCTCCATTCTCATTCCATTATCTGAACTCAATCTTTACAAGGTTTGAAGCAAGTGGTGGAAGAATAAGAGAAGTACAGGACACTAATCATTTGGTAGCAACACTTCTTTCTATATTAAGGTTTTGGAGAAAAGAAGAACATACTGAGGAAGTATTTTATAAGAAAAGACACAAGTATATAGATTGGAGATTATTAGATAATCCCCTGATGGAAATGTACGAAAGAATGGGAATTGGTATTAAACGTGCAGGAGTGCTTGCTAATGAATACCCATCTTTACATTCTCTCGTTATGGCTACTGATAAAGAGATAGAAGAATTAGATGGTTTTGGAAAAACAACTGTAAATAAAATTAGAACATTTATTGAAGGAGAGAGATTCAGTAATGGGGTACATAGTTGATACAACAGGAACAATAAAAAAAGTGAATCCTAATAATGGAACTGAGTTTACTTTAAAGGAGTTGCAAGGATTTGTAGGTGGGTTAATAGAAAACGTGCCTATCTTTTTCGATCAAGTATCTGAAAAACCTGAGTGGGATGTAATGTTATGCAATGAAGAAGGGTTAATAAAAGGTTATGAGCCAAATGAAATTGCATCTCGACTTGCACAACAACTAATAGTTGGAAATGTTGTTTTGCTAAAGAATGAAGAATGGTCTTAAAGGAACCTTGTCCCAAGTGTGGCAACAATTTATATCAAGAAGAATATGTAAAATGCATCCATTGTGGATGGGCTGACTGGAACAGGAAAAGAAAAGATATACGAGTCTACACTAATGACATATGGAAAGGAAACGTACACTTTGTTAGATACGTTGGCTCTAATGCTGATTTAATAAAAACCACATTAAAGGTTACGGTAAAAGATGATAAAAGTAGCTCCGATAGGATGGTTAATATTCTCGTTCCCTCTTGTCCTCATTGTGGTGGAGATATGCAGGCACAAAGGAGTAGCAGTAATTCACTGGTTACAACTGTTATTGGGATAACTACGTTTTATGTTTATAGATGTAATAATCGTCACCTAATACAACTTTCAAGCACAAAATTGGAATGGTGTTAAATATGGAAACTAACGATGAAACAATTAAGGCACTTATTAAAGAAAGAAATAAAATTAAAAATTGGGAAAAAGAGTTAAAGGATAGAAAGAAAGAAATAGATCAAACTCTTTTAACTTATTGTGAATCTAATAATACAAATCGGTTAGAGGTAAACAATCTTACTGCTACAGTTGTAATGGGGAAAAGTGGGGGTCGTTGGGATAAAAATAAATTATTCCAAATCCTTACTCCCATGCAGTTGGAAGAGGTCTATCAGGAAGGTTCAAAGTATAGTTCAGTTAGGGTAACAGAGAGAGTTGAAAAGAAAGAATAGATACCAAGAATTTAATATAGACTATCGCATGTCTATATTAACTGCACGAAATAAAAGATTTACTGTACAAGAGATTAGCCACTACTCAGGGTATGCAGAAACAACTATAAAACGCATAACCTCAGAATATAAGAATGGCACTTTAGAGTTTAAACCTATAGGGGAACATGCATGTTACTTTATAGTGGAATCCCCAAATGGAGAAACATCTAATGGGGTTTGCTTGTTTTGTTTTAAAAGAAAAGTTCACTATAACTCTGAAGACGCGTATATAAAGGTAAAGAAGTCACATTCAATACTTAGTAACCCAACATCAGGTGGCAGAGGAATTACAATTGGTAAAGCGAGAACAGTAAGAAAAGAACCACCTAAACAAGTAAATCCACACGTTTTATTTAATTAAATAAAATCATAAATTAAAAGCCCTCAATTAAGAGGGCTTTTTTTTGTCTAAGAATCCTCAAGCATTGTCACATCACAACGTATTCTTCCTATATTAACCGCATCTGAAGATGTAGCGTTTACCTTAAAGTGAAAGTAAGTAGTCCCACTAGTATGATTGTAAACAAAGGAATCCTGTAACCTGTTTGCATGTTGATGCTCAATATTGTTTCTAAACTCAAATTCAGCACCTATGAAACGAGCATTATTGTTATACGTATCATCAGGATCAGTTGAGTTTCTATATAGCTTTACAAAACAAAGCCTTGTTGAAGACATGGCAACTTGGAATGGAATACCGTTATAGGTAGAACCACCTGATGTTAACTCATCTCCTATCCTTGCTATATTAATGTCAGCAACTCCACCTGTGTCATTAGAGTCGCTTTTTTCTCCTGCAGAAGTTATTCCGTTAGAAGGAGATGTTGCAGGATACGCTCCTACTGTGCTTCCTACATTAACCGCAGTTGCTCCCATTCCCCATCTTACATTTCCAGAAGTTGTATCACTACCTGTCCAGTAAAGAGCCGCTGTTAAATAAGAACTTACAGAAGGAACATTCCCAGACCATAAAGGAAATCTAAGGTTATATTGAAGGTCTTCAACTGCGTTAGGGTCAAAGTCACGATACTGATAAATAGTACCACCAGTATTTTCGTAACTTAAAGCGGAAGGTGGAGCAACACCGTCATACCACTCACTAGCAGGAACCCATAATCTAGCTGAAGCACCTACATCTGAAGCAGCTCCCGAATCTCCTTGAAATCTTAACGTATATCCATACAAGCCAGTATTACCTGCACTATGTAGGGAATTATCTTTATAAACCTCTAAGGTAACAGACTCAGTAGTTGGATTTGCCGCTACCTCACCACTAACTACGTTAATCAGATAAGTTCCTGCTGTAGAAATTGCTATCTTGGAATTAGTTGGAGGAGTACCTGATGTTGTTGCTATATCAACAAGAGTTCCTTCATCTACAACTTCTCCATCAAACTGAACATCCACTGATCCCCCTGATGAAGAAAGACTTAACTCTGAAGTTGTATAAACTGAGGTTAGTTTCCCACTAACATGAGAATGTAACGCATCAGTCCTTAAGTCATTATATTGAGTTGCTAATACAGTATCTCCTGCACTAATTGCTGAACTAGATGGCATTATGACTCTCCTCTAGAAATGGCACTATAAACATGTATATTAGATACATGAATATCGTGCCACTCATCTATATCACCATGTTTTTCATGACAACGAATTTTTACTTGTCCATCAGATGAACTAAGAAACATATGAAACTCTTTTACGGTAAGAACCTCTTCACCGTTAACATCCACAGAAAGCCCTCTCTCAGGGTCATAGAAGGCTTCAATCCTCGCCCCCTGTCTCAAGCTCTTGGACAACGTGGAAACCGTTTTTTCGTTCTCGATTAATTTCGTCTTCAAGTTCCTTAACCCTCCTTTCTGCACATATCCTCATTATCTGTTCTTTTGCAAGAGGATTAATTTCAAACAATTTATTAATATCATCACCTGTTAGTTCTATATTGTCTTGGTCACTCATCTCTTCTCTCCTCTTATAACTCTTACTAATTCCCATGATGCTTTCATCACTTTGCTTTGTTCCTCGCTAGTAAATCTCTCCATACTTTCAGTATCACGACAAATTCTTATTAATCGCATAAGTGACATTAAAACTTTAGGGGAAAAGACATCAAACATTACTAATTATAATTCCAACGGCTGAAGCTACTATTACCAATATGGTTCCTAGCAGTAAACTCCTAATCCATTTTTGATTATCCTCCAATCGTCTTAGTTTTATATTTATGTGATGTAAATCATTTATTTTTATTGTCTTTATTGTGTTTTCTATTTCTTCTATCTTGCTAAAAATCCTTTCCGCTTGCTTATCTGAGAGGGTCATTTACCCTATTCTCCTTCAAGTAATTTACCCTGCACCTCCATCACCATTACCAGAATCGCTTTGCAAAACGTCTTTTGCTAACGCAATAATACCTGCAATACATCCAACTGTAATTTCAGTTAATTCTTTTTGAATTCCCAGAACTGCAATGATTGCAAGTGAAACTAACGCAAGGAAGATTTGGGGTCTTATCTTTCCAATCCAATTCATAACGAACCTCTCTCTTTAAGCGTATTATACTTTAAGATACATTCTTTTCTTCACACCAATCGTCAACCATTGTTTCAACTTCTGCGGTTGTTCTTTCTCTAAGTGGGTTTGGAAGATCAGGGTCTGATGAAATTAGGAACGGTACTTTTGCATGAATTTCCAATGCTCTTGTATGTAACTGAGCCTTGGTAATCTCTGTTCCACCACCAAGTCCGATTGTGGCAAATGTGCCGTCATCTTGGTCATAACAAAAGTGTGATTTAATAATGCAAAACTCAGGATACTCTTGAGTCATATACCCATCTTCAGTCATTACATCTAACATTTTAGTAACAATTATTGCCATGATTTCTCCTTATTGCCAGACTTTAATCTTGATTGAAGAAATTGGCCCTGACGTACCACTTGACTGCCAATTACCGCTTAAAGTAGGCCAACCATTTCCTTGTCCATAAGTGCCGTAAGCGTCCATTTCAAAGTATGGATAAAGAGTAGTGGTTCCTCCTGCGTTAGTAGCAGTTAAAGTCCCTGTTCCATACTGTTGCGTTCCAGGATAATAATAACCTCCAGTATCTCCGCTATAAGAATAAGCACAATATGTACCGCTCCAACTTTGTTCGTACAAAATGGCTACCGTATACCAAGTATTTTGAGTAAGAACTGCTGTGCCATCTGTAGCACCACCAGCACCAGTTAGAAGAAAGTCCGAACTATTATAAGGCCAACCCTGTCCATTCATTACATGGGAGACACTTCCTGTATCTTCCATTAATCCTGATCCAGTAAGAATGTTTACATCATTTCCTTCCCAAACTCCAATTCTGTAATATAAAGTCTGAGACCCACTACTGGTTTTATTGCCATGCTGAATCCCTTGCAATGTCCAATCATGGGTCGTACATCTAAATCTAACCGCATTGAACCATCCGCTAACTATTGAGTGCTGATTTCTTAAGTTAGTCTGATTCACCCAAGTATCGTTATAGGTTAACCAATTGGGGGAATAATGGTGACCTTGATTTATATATCTATGAAAATATCCATCAGCATAATTAGGTGGGGGAATAGTTGTAGGAGGCCATTCATCTCCTGCCCTTGCCCTGTGCATGTCATTCATTTTCCATTTGCCATTAGCGTTACCTTTCCACCAACTCGCATTCTGAGGAAGTGGATAGGCTGATTGATTTGGGATTCTATAGCTAGGCATTAAAAGACCCTCACCTGACAAGTCATAAATTGTCCATTATATAAACTTGTCGTACCCATATCTGCAAGAAACCATCCCGAAGACGTATTAAGCCCCAGAGTGCTTGCCCATTCCCAATCTGAAGTTATAGTTGTTGTTCCTGCCGCATTACTGGCAGAAGATGTCATGGAAGTAGATGATAAATAATTTCCATAACCTGACCCATTCAGATAAAAGGTAGGGAAACCATGATAAGACTGAGTAGAGGTTTGGGTGTAAGCCATCCCTAATGTATACCAAGTGTTCTGTGTCAGTTTTCCTAATGAATTAAACCACCCATTCGCCCACATCATTGACTGTCCTGAAGGACTTCCATTGTTTGGTATCCACATTGCTTGAGCAGAGGCATAAGTAGAAATTTCTTTGCTAGGGTCATTCACATACTGACCTTCCCACACTTTGAAATCATAGTAAACCAATCCCTGTGTGCTACTTGAATTTGCCCCTCCCCATCCAAGCAATTCCCAATCATGGCTAGTACATCTCATACTTATAGCCTGATAATAATAGGCATTAACATAATGCCCACCCCAAGTACCAATTCCTGTGGAAGCAGGGTTAGCATCTCCGCTAGTTAAATAACTTGTTCGTGAAACGTAACCTGTTGCATAATTAGGTGGCATCATAGGCCACCTTTCACCATAATGAGCGTTTCTTTGCTGATTGGGACGAGTTACATTCCACATCCCAACTGCTATTGTATTGTTAGGTTGTCTAGGCATTAAACCTCCTCAATACCAAGCATGAATAGATTCCCTTGTGTATAACTTGTTCCGTTATTTGTGTTCCCTGTCCATCCTGCAATCCTAGAACTCATACTGCTAGAGTTCCAGTAGATGTCCCAAGTTGAACCACTTGATAAAGTATGAGCCTGAGTTTGGGTATAATTCGTACCGCCAAAATAATGACCTGTCCAATACGTGTTGAGATAAGTTTTTATCCCAATTGTGTATCCAGTACCAAATGTTAAAACGTTATTCCCAATTTGATTCCCAGTAGGTTGAATGTCATATCGTACATATGTATTACTACCTCCAGAAACAGTAAATGGGTCATTAGTATATTCATATACTCTTGCGTAATCAGCCATTGTATTTGAAGATTCACCACAAATCCTAACGGTTATTTGGGCATTATATGGAGCATAAGTTGATGTGGCTGTACCTAACATAATCCATTTCAAATAATAATTAGTTTCCGAACCAGTTGTACTAATCCAAAAGTTCATCCCATCAACACTATTCCAGTTATACCCCCAAGGTGAAGTCATAGGGCTTCCACTTCCGATATTCGTACCATCACCGTTAGACTCACCTGTATATATACCTGCTAACGATCCTGACGTAGAACGTGAAAAAGCACATTTCATTTTAGGAACATAAGGAGCAGGCCATTCATCTCCATTTCGTCCAACATAAACATCATTCATCTTCCACATGGAAGATGCGGAATTAGAAGCCTTATCAGGTATTCTTGGCATATTTATACATCCGTAATCTGTTCATAACTAACAACAACATCTAGGTCATCTGCAGTTTGAGCAACTGCCATTAATCTATTGCCTGTTCCTGTTGCTCCATGACTTATATATAAAGGAGTATCTATTAAACTAAGAGATGAGTCAGCAGGAATTGTTACTGTCTTAGCAAGATAAGTCTCGGTAGTATTTTCATCAATATAAATATCAATGTCACAGTTATTTGTTCCATCAATATTTGAAACAATAATCATATTCACTTTATGAGTGTAATGACTTGCTGGGTTAGGCATAATCGGCGTAGGGGCAGTCGGAGATGTACCTGTTAAATTTGTAGTTTCAGTTACACCAAATATTTGGGCTACATTTACTATATTGGGTGGATTAGACATTTAATTCTCCTTAAAACACTATTGCAAAAGCCATTGCTTGACCGACTGAGACTCCACTTGATGTTGCTGGAGTAAAGTATTCAAGAATGCCTCCTGCCCCTACTCTTAATTGTTGGTTTGGGGTTCCTATAGTTAACTTAGCTAATGTGTTAGAAGCTGAAGCATGAATTAAATCACCTTGTGCATATGTACTCTGCCCTGTACCACCATTTGCATAAGTTAAAGCAGTATTAAGTGTTAATGTGCCATTTTTAATTGTAACATTCCCACTTGTGTCAACCTCAATATCACTATCGTCAACTAACGCTGTACCCGAATGAATCTTAAACTTATTAGAATCAGAGTCGTCAATCCCCATAACATAAGCAGTAGTAGCACCCTGTTGGTACTCAGTTGTCACATCTCCTGCAGTATCAGCTCTGTTTAATCTTAAACCTGTATCAGCTACAACAAGAACTATTACTCCATCTATATCAAATTCAACTCTTCCCTCATCTGCACCTGCATCTGCAGTTGCTGTACTTATAACTAATTTATCTAATGTTTGACCACCTGAGTCAAATACAGCTTGTATTTGTGCTGACTCTGCATCAACCGCTCCGACACGAATAAAAGGATTAGCATCATTTGTAGGAGTTAGAATTTTTAATTCACCAGAACTATAAGTAAATGTTGTTTCAGCACTTAGGGCAGAAGCTCCATTACCAGTTAAAATTGAATCAGTATTAACTGTAGTTAAACCTGTTCCACCACCAGAAACTGGAATTCCGTTTCCATCCCAAGTCATTCCACTAAAACTCATAGAGCCAATTGAAACAGTTCCGTTACTACCATCAATACTTAAGGCGTTATTAGTACCTAATGCTCCTCCACGCGAAATGACAAAGTTATCATTAGTTTCATCAACACCCATAACAAACTTGTCAGAGTTCTGAATCTGATAATGAACCTTACTATCTGAAGCGTTGGCAGGATTAACTAAAAGTCCACCGTTACCAGTTATCTCAAAGCTACCTGCAGTTATAGCTGTAGCATGAGTAACTCTAGGGGTTATTAATATAGCCATCTACCACCCCCTAATTACAAATTGATTATCAGGCATAGTTATGGTGTCATTCATATACACATAAATAGAGCCTATTGAAATCTCTTCATCAGATTGAATATAACTTTGCCCATCTTGTAACACTAGGTCATAATCGGTAGGAGGAGTTCCTGTCATTGACCCATTAAATTTCATATAAGCTACAACACCGCTGTTATTGTGAATCATAAGAACGGTTACATTACTTGCAAAAGTTAATGCACTCCCACCGCTCGCATTTGGAGCAATGTTTCCAGTTGTGCCAATACTTGTTCCACTTTTTATAGCCAAGCCTTCCCTCCTTTCAAAAACTAGATACCAATATATATTTAATTTTTCAGTATTCGCTTTAGTAATATTAACATTAACCCTTGCCCACATATTATCTGTAGCAGGATCAGAGCCATCAAATAAGCCTAGCTCTCTAACGTTAACGGAAGAGCTACCTGTTGTAATTTCATTTGTTGCAAAAGAAGCAATATATCTAACTGAATATCCTGCATAGGTACTACGACTATTAACGCCCTTTGCAGTTACTGAACCACCTGTATACAAAATTGCTGTTCCTAGTCTTTCGTCACTGCTTGCAACAAGACCTGTTCCTGTCCCAACTGCCACATAAGCAGGTTGAGAAACAGTGTTATCTCCTGCAAGCCAATTAACTAATTGACTTCTTCCTTTATTAACCACAGCATTCTTTTGCCCAAACGGAAAGAATCGCCTTAGAAATGAAGGGATATATTTGAACCACCATGATTCAGCAAACCCCATTCCTGTTCTAAGAACTTTATCGTTCTCATCTGTAATCTCCCAACGTACATATCCCTTTGCAACAACTGGATCATGTAAACCTAATTTGGGTTGTGGTCTTAGTATCTGTTGTGTCATTAAGCCCATTCTCCTGTAAAGCCCCATCTAACCGATTGGGGAGAGGCTTGAACTTCATCACTAAATCCTGATAATCCCCATACATAAGTTATAGAACTTGCAGTTAGTAATCTTGTTTTTAAATCATCCCTTAACGCTACAAAATGCCTTGTATGTTGAGTTCTTGTAATGGGTGAGTTTGGGTTAGCAGGATTTCTTTGAAAAACCTCTGTATATAAATCTGATATTAAATTAGATAATGCATTTGCATCTGATATATTGTCAGGCATTACAGTTTTAACCCTCTTGGTATATTACTAAATTGAACATTAGTTAATATTACATTGTCACTAAGAGAAGGATCATCTGCAGGAGTAAGCAATGTTTTATTAACGTTAATCACCCACATAGTTTCGGTTATCCCTTCTCTATCCCATTTAAGGTAAAACATCTGACCTGCTTTCCATCCTTTTGTAAAAGAATCAAAAGAACCTCTTCTTAACGTCTTGCTCTTTCTATCGAGTAAAACCTGTGCTATTTCATCTAGGTCTACAACATCAGTAACCGCAATCTCTGATCCCCTGCTAAATATAAACTCGTGAATCCCATCTCCACCTGTAGCGTCAGCGTGTGCATCCACTTGATCTATATCTATATTTTCGTGTTCATCAGTAGTTGAGTATTGATATGTAACTACAATTTGATCATTTTGCTGGATAGCATCAGGACTCAATCTAACGTAGGAATCATTTTGTCCTTGTCTTCCAACATTAATAAATGGATAAAAGGTAGCACCAACTGCACTAGCAGAATAATCGGTAGCATCTCTTGTTACGTGATCAAGCTGTTGGGGTTCTAATACTAAAGACACCCCTGACCTAATACGCACTACAGAGCCAATAGAATATTCATTGTAAGGTCTATGAGTAAGATTTAACTTAGCACCATTAGTTGCTTGAGTTGCATTAATATCAAATCTATCTACTTGAGAACTTGTACTTTGAATAATCGCATCTTGGATAATAGCCTTAGTACCAATGCTCTCGATACTATCATCCATATTTAAATCCCAGTAATTTTCTATATCTTGACTGACATCTATTCCATCATATCCATCTACAGTAGGAAGAAAAGTAGCCCACATTTCAGTAGACTGCTTGAAATTAACTCTTTTATCGAAATCTATCCACCAGACCATACCTGTACTTTCTGCAAGGTTGCTGATCGCCTGAGAGGGTAAAGTTCTTTGAAAAACTTGCTGTCTTACATTTGGCCCAATTGACACATATGCAGAAGATAAGTTGTTGTAGAAATCTGTGTAGAAACTGTCACCTGTGACTGAATCACTATCTGCGGCTTGCTTTAAATCAAATAAAATATCTTCAAGCATACTATCATTTGATCCATCAGAAACAGCCTTGGAATCATATATCTTATTTACATACCTTCTATCTAACATATACGTGTAATCAATTGCACTGCAGTTATACTGGACAACATCACCTTCATATTTCTCTCTGGCAACTTTTGTGATGATTCCTCCAAACTCTTTTGTTGAACCATCCGTTAAAATAACCTCGTTTCCACATTCAGGTTTAACCGTAGAATCAGGACTATATAAATTAAAGGACAGCGTATCCCCTGTAACTTCCATAGTGTCAGCAATGGCTATAGATTTATAGTCAATATAATTAGTGAGATCTACACCTTTAACTGTAATTGTTATTGCCATAAATTAACCTGCACCTGCTCCTCCAAGTCCCCAGAGGGGACGAGTATTGCGAGACACTACACTAGAAATCTGATCAGCTAATTCTTGATCATTTTGCACAACATTATCAGACACGTTTACATTAATCGTTATATTTCCTCTGCTTCCAGTTTCAGATAAAGCATCTATAGGTTGGATGTAATTATCTACAATAGATTGATCATACTTAACGCCAGTTTTTATTGTCTCACCA